ATTGCCTCCAACTGCGGAAGCTCCGCCGCCGCCACCAGAACTCTGGTCATAGCTAGTAGATGTTTTACTACCGCCATCAAATCCCTGATTAGCTGTTCCTGAACCACCACTAAAAGTTAAACCGTATCCTGCCGCACCACCCCCACCTGATCCACCGTCTGCACCGTCAGTAGCGAGTGTTTCATGAGTACCAACCGCACCACCGCCACCACCCTCAGAAGTAATCGATATGCCAGTACCGATAATAGATGAATTTGCACCATCTCCAGAAGTTGTATTCGTGGTATTAGATGTGACTCCCCCTGCACCAACTGTAATAGTAAGCTCGATTCCTCCTCCAATTGCTGTGCTTATAGGAGTTTCTCCTGACGAATTTCCACCACCAGATGCTTCGGTGTCGTAAGAATTACGATAACCCCCTGCTCCACCTCCACCACCGCCATCGTTACTATTACCAGCAGTACCACGCCCTGCTCCTGATCCACCTCCAGCAATAACCAGATATTCAATATCGTAAGATGGGACAATATTGCCAGTTCCCTCACCAATATTTGTCCAAACATTAGCTCCACTACTCACCGTAGTACAAGTAAACATCTCACCGCTTGTTGTATTTACAATTACATCTCCAAGTGTAGGAGTAGCTGGATTAGAAACAGTTGGGTCAGAGGATTGTTTTGTTATGTCAGAAGGCAGACTCGTTAAAGAAGCTCCGCTAATAGCTGGTAAAGCGCCAGTTAGTTTAGATGCCACTAAACTTGTTATCTTTGCACTCGTAATAGAGCCAGCTAAGTCATCGTTGGTAATTGTGCCGTCAGCTATGTCATCACTTGTCAGTGGTACTTTACTTGGTTGTTTTCCTATATATGGCATCTAATCTCCTTATGTGCTAATTGCATCAACAACACTAACCCAAGTATCTACTGAGCTAGCAACGCTTGATACAACTTTTAGTATGTCACCAGTATCTACAACAAACTTAGCACCACCATCAATTAATTCTAGTGATCCACCTACAGGGATAGGTGCAGATTTAATTAGATAGTAATCATTAGCTCCATCATTTACATAAACATCTACATTTACAGTATCAGTAGCATGGACATTGGCACATCTCACACCAATCACCGTGTCATAACTGTCTGCTGTAAAGAGAGTAGCAGGAGAAGTCCCTGTATTCCTTGCTATATATCTCCTAAAGTTTTGTGCCATTTAATGTTCTCCTAGAGGGCGATTGACATGGCTATTGCAAAACCTGCCGATACACCACTACCTGCAGCAGCATATGAGCCTGTAGTGGGTGTTAAGTCAATGTCTTGGTCTGCCATTGTTATTGTTCTTACTGTTCCTGTGGTAATTCCTGATGATTGAAATGCTATATCTTTTGTATTGTCAAGATTGTCACAAATTCTAAATACATTATCCTGTACATTTGATATTGCTCCTGCTGATACATTATTTATTTGTGTTTGGATGTCAGATGTAACTGAACCAAGATAACCAAACTCTGTATTAGTAACTGACCCATCATGTATCTTGGTAGCATCAATTGCTGCTGAAGAATTTATATCAACATTCATCAACGAATCATTCTCAACCTTTGCAGAAACTACACAATCAGCAGATAGATGGACTGAATCAATACTGCCATCGGTGTAATGTTCCGAATCAACTGCATTATCAGCTAACTTAGTTCCATCAACCGCATCATTAGCTAGATGAGCCGTATCAATACTTCCATCCGTATAATGCTCAGAATCAATTGCGTTATCGGCAATCTTTGTCCCATCAACCGCATCATTAGCTAGATGAGCCGTATCAATACTGCCATCGGTGTAATGTTCCGAATCAACTGCATTATCAGCTAACTTAGTCCCGTCAACAGAATCAGCAGATAGATGAATCAAGTCAATACTACCGTCCGTATAATGTTCCGAATCAACTGCATTGTCAGCTAACTTGTCTCCATCAACAGCATCAGCAGCCAAGTCTGCCGTACTTACATGTCCCGGTGCTTCTGCCGTATCAAGACGAACATCCTGTGCGTTTGATTCTGTTACTAGCTGATCTAACTCAGCGTCTATCTTGGTAGCACTGATAAGTACAGGAGGTGTCGCATCCCTGTCAGTCTCAAAGTCGTGTAATCTAGATAATGTTCCCATTAGTCGTTTGCCTTATGTCCAGAAGGTACGTATTTAACACCGTAGAACGCAATACTTAAATCAGTTTTATGATCTGCGGTGAAAGAAAATTTAACTGCTCTACCCATGCCAACCATAGGTATCAATACTTTGTTTACATCTGGGAAATCCCAGTATGCAGATTCCCACTCAACTGTTCCCCACTTAGATGGTAGACTCTGTAAATAAAATGTGCTGTAAGGTGTAACCTCAAAGTCAAAGAATACTTCTAGCTTAAATACTCCTGCGGCTCCAGATCCCTTGAACTGAAAATACTTGAATAACTTTTTTATACCTATATTATTAAGCCATAACCAAGGAGTATCCCATCTCCAACTTACATCTATGTTATTTCCACCATCAGCATAAACATCAACGTTGGCATCACTCTGGTATTCCTTGTATACTCTTCCGTTAGTTCCACCACTTAATATATCTCCATCTGGTGTACGAACAGATTGATATGTAGTAATATTACGATCTTCCATCCATGCTTTAATAGAATAATCATAAACATAACGTCTTGATATGGATGGTATGTTTATCCAGAATTCATTGTGCTTCTTATGATTGACTACATTAACTTGATCTGGGTTGGCTACCGCCTTGAGCAACGGATTAAGCCTGTCCCTTATATTGTCTGAGAGTTTCTTTGTTCGTAAACCCTGAATGATTAACTCTGCTTTAACAGAATTTACCCCTTCAGGTTCTACCAAGTAGTTATCCAAACCAACCTCATCCATTGCCCTGTGTCCCATGAGTCCAGTATTGTAAACAATCTTGTCTATTGCAATATCATTAAACACAGCAGGAACGCTATAAGTAACTATGTGATTTCTTAATCCTATAATCAGCTTGCCTGACTGCCCAAGTCTACCAAGACCTGTAATAGCATCACCACGTGCCAACACACCTGCCAAATCAATGTCTACAAAATCTGATGCTGTAGTCCAATCATCTTCATCATCAACAGCACTTCCTGTAAACTTTGTATCCCTTCCCGGCACACCTGATATCCATAAACGACTGTTAAGAGCTATTATGTATTTACCCTTCGGTGGTATATCAGCAAGATCCGTTACATGCCAAGCTGTATTAGCCGTTGGTGCAATAGCACCATCATTTAAACTTCCATTTGTTTCAGTATAGTCAGTGCCTATTGCGATTGGGCTTACATTCTGTAACTTTGCAGCGCCTGACACTGTATGATGATAAACATTCCAACCAGTAGCACCAGCTATTGGTAACGGTGATGTAACTGTTGCAACATTACCGTACCAACCTGTGTTAGAAGTAGGTGGTAACGCACCATCATTTAAACTTCCAGTTGTTTCAGTATAATTAGTTCCTATATCTATTGGACTTGCATTCTGTAACTTTAAAGCACCTGATGCTGTATGGTGGTAAACATTCCAACCAGTAGCCCCAGCACTTACCGCTGGAGATGTAACAGTTAACACATCGTTAGTACTAATAGCTTGTGATTTTTCGCCACCACTAAAAGCAACAGTAGGGTCTGAAGAATATCCAGAACCGCCAGATCCAATAGTAACAGAAGTCACAACACCACCTGTGAGGACTGCTGTTCCTGCTGCACTAGATCCTCCACCGCCACTAAAAGTAACAGTAGGAGCAGTTGAATAACCAGCACCACCTGTTGCAACAGTGACAGAACTTACGGCATCACCTGTACGAACTGCTGTGCCAGTAGCACCAGAAGCAGTTGGAGTGCTTTCACCGTTGGCAGTAATATATGTTGTAGATATATAATAGGTTCTTGATCCTTTTGATCCATCAGTTGCTGTGCCAGTTGTTGGGATAGCAGGTTGTGCGACATAATTAATACCAATAGCTTGTGTTGCTTCCTCGCTGGCAATAGACTCGCCATTAGCAGTAACATAGGTTACTGTAACATAATAAGTTCTAGCTGTTTTTGACCCACCTAAAATAAATCCTGTTCCTGTAGTAGGAGTCGCAGGCTTAGGCATATAACCATACTTGAACGGATTGTCTATACCGTTTGACATGCACAACTTTGTGCGGAACATTGTCCAATTCAATGGATAAGTTGCGGTTAATCCTGTTTTGATTACTGTAGAAAAACCACCAGTTGTGGAATCATACCTTAGTAACCTAGTATCCCCTTGTGCCAATATTTCAAAACCATCAGGATAATCACCTTCATAAATCATTAATGAATCTATATTCGGCCCTGCACTATCCAGTTTAAATATTATATCCTGTGTTGTATCAGCAGCCCAACCAGTATTAACAGTATCGGTAGCGAAAGCATTACTCCCATGAGTAGGAGAGGAAGAATCAGTACCGATACGCACGTAATTACTGGCATCACCAGAATTATACTCAAGAAAAATAGCGTAATTACCAGCAGTCGCAGCGTAAGGTTCCTCGAAAGTAAATTGTACAAAAGCAAATGTTCCTGTCAATACAGAGACATCAACATCTATACTGGTTGCAAGCAAAGAACCTGTCGGCAAACCACTTGTTCCAACAGAACCAGTAACAGCATATATCTTAGCTTTCATTACACTGTCTGCTGTCGGTGTGCCAACCTTATCCAGAAAAAAATCTACCGTTTGTATGTTTTTATCTGAACCTAATGTTACTGCAAACCCAACTTGTTCATTGTTGTTGGAATACATTGATATCTGTGCTGATTTATTACTTGATGCATAAGTATCTATACTATTTCCTGCCGCATGACCTAACGCCAATGCATTAAATAATGTTCTGCCCCTTCGTTTGGATACCTCACCATTCAATGCAACACGTGCATTCTGCAATTCAGTCGCATAATCGGCAGATATATTACCCTCACCTACCGCAATATCGAAGAGTCCCTTATTGTTACTCTCAAATACTTTTTGCCTCATTGCCATATCAGCGTGCCACCTTATAATTCTTACGAGTTAATGGAACAAACCTGACAGAACCCCTATCCCTACCAAGTAACTTCCTTAACAAACTATTAGCTAGTGCCATCTCACGATCCCTCTTGGCGAAATCCTGATCATACTCAGCATACTTAGCCTTGACCATGTGACGTATTACTACTTCCTGATGCGGTGTCGTATCTGAATCAGCACTCAAATCAGATAAATCCTTTGTGTACCAATATGTCATTACCGTTCCGTTTTCATCTGACGTTGGTACTGGGTTTACTTTTATCTGATCTACCTGAGATGCATTCTTTCCCCAAGGAACCCACACGATTGGTAATCCTGTGTTACCTTGTATAACAAACTCTTGGAAATCTTGATTGTTGTTAACCTTGTAAACAAATTTATTTCCATCGTCTATATAAAATCGTTCCCCAACAATTCTGGTTACATCCGCATTGGACGCAAGCGTATACGTTGAAGTACTGGTAACCAAGGAGATTGTTCCCTCCTCCTTTAATATCTCCCAGTTATTCATTATGTTCAGCTCTTGGATAGATTCATTTATATAATCCAAGATACGCTGTTTAGAATCAGCAACAAGACTGGACGATGAGTCTAAGCCTAAGTCACGTAGTACAGGATCTCTTAGTGTAGAGAGAGACATTTTTTCTCCGTTATATTTTTAATTGCTTCAGACCAATACTTACTATTCTTTCTAACATCAAAGTGTTCGTGAACATATTCTTGTGCCGCTTTACCTATACGTTCACGCAAAGATGGATGTTCAACAAGCTTGTCTACCCAAAATTCAAACTCTTCTGTGTTCGTATATAAGAAACCATTTATACCATGCGTGATTAAATTAGAGTAAGGCTCTATATCTTTAACAACACAAGGTATGCCTAATGCCGAATATTCGATCCACTTGATCGGGCTTTTACTTTTGTTTAAATCATTATCAG